AGGAATAGCGTGCCAGCCTTGATTAGAAACCCAAGGGGGAAAAGCGAATATGAACCCACGTGAGAAAAACTGGGAATGGATACGAAAACGCTTCGAGTTGGGATTCACCCTCGGGCAAATCTCGGACAAATATGCCGAGCAATTCCCAGGAGAAAGCATCAGCCGGCAACGCATAGGTGTGGTGGCCCGAAAAGAAAAATGGAAACGGGACCTGTCCGAGCGCTATGAAAAAGCTGTCGCCCGGAAGGTGATTGAAAAAACAGACCGCGCTGGTGGTGTTGACGGTGCTGTTGACAAAGCCCCGAGAGACAGGAAGTCAGATGACGAAACAGTCGACGAGGCGGCCGAGGTGGCCGCTGAGGCTGTGTACAAACACAGGCGGAATGCGGATGAGCTGAGAGCGGCGGCGATGAGAATTATCCGCGAGGTCGATGCCAACGAGCCGTTTACGGTGGTTACAAAAGACGGCAGCGAGGTGCAGCTGCAAGATGATGTCACCAAGCGGGCCCAGGCGCTGACCAACGCCTCCAGGTCGCTGACTGCGGCCGTTGACATCGAGCGCAAGAGCTTAGCCTTGGACCGCAAAGATGGCGATATTGCCAAGACCGGCACTTTCAATGTATACACAAACGTGCCGGATCCGGAGCCGGTCCCGCCCGGGATTTAATTTGTAACAATTACAATAGAAAGGACAAACGAAGCTTAAAAAAAATACAACTTGATCTCATCACCTGAGTTCATCTTCCACCTGTACGTTACCTGATCCTCGAGAGGAGCTGCTATGAGACTAATCTGCGAAATGGCCCACGAGCTTTATTCTGCCCTAAAACATCGCCAAAGATGCACGGCCTGCTGTGGCGATGGCCTGGTCTATTCCCTGCAACCCACTGACCCTGATGACCCCGAATGCTATGGTGACGATCTGCCCGTTACAAGCCCTTGCGGTTGCAGCACTCACAGCGATATAATATTAAAGCGTTTCGAAGAAGAATTTAAGCTCCTTCGCGAGATCGCACAGGAGCAACACGAAACAAAGCAATCACAACAACGGAAGCGAGCCTGAGGCTTGGACGTACGGCTGGCCTACAACCCACAACCGAAACAAGCTCAGCTCCACAGCTCTCCGGCAAACGAAATTTTATTCGGCGGGGCTGCGGGACCCGGCAAAAGTCATTCGCTGCGCCAAGAGGGCTTGCGCTGGTGCGTGAAGATTCCAAACCTCCAGGTCTTTCTCTTTCGGCGGACCTACCCCGAGCTGGAGCATAATCACATTCTGCAGAGCTGGCTGGAATTTCCGACCAGCCTGGCCTCATACAACAAGGCCGAGAAGCGTTGGGAGTTTTTCAATGGGGCAATGTTTCACTTCTGCCATTGCCAACACGAAAAAAATGTGTTCGCCTACCAGGGCGCCGAGATCCACGTGCTTTTAATAGATGAGCTCACCACATTCACCGCGTGGATCTACAATTATCTGTACGGCCGCGTGCGCTGCACTTTGGACGTCCCGCCGGAATTTAAGCACAAGGTTCCAGGGGTCTATTGCGCCACCAACCCAGGCAACGTCGGTCACCAGTGGGTCAAAGAGCGCTGGATAAGTTTCGCTCGCCCCTATGAGCTCAAGCGGGCGCCGCCAGATGTCAGCAATCCGGATGCGCCACCGATGCTCAGGCAGTACATTCCCGGGCTGCTCGAGGACAACCCGATATTAAATCGCGTTGACCCCGGGTACATCGTCAGGCTGAACAACCTGCCAGAGCCCTGGCGATCGGCTTATAAAACCGGCAACTGGGATATCTTTATCGGACAAATGTTTCTCTTTTCTCACCGTCACCATGTGATTAAACCGCGACCCATTCCCCACGGAGCACCGCTTTACATGACGATGGATTGGGGCTTCGGCGCACCGTACTCGATAGGCTGGTGGTGGGTGGATGCTGATGGCCGCTTCTATCGATTTCGCGAACGATACGGCCAGATGCCAGGCGGGCAGCCAAACACCGGCACCCGCGAGACCGATACCGTCATTGCCGGTCACATCAACCGCATTGAAGAAGAAGAGGGCATCAAGGACAAGGTTGTCCACATTCTCTCGCCTGACTGCTGGAATAAAAAACCCGACTACCAGGGTGGCGGCCAGGGCAAAAGCACGGCTGAGGTTTTTGCCGGATGCGGCATAATCAACTTGCAAAAAGGCGATCCGAACCGCACACTTAAAGTTCGCCAATTCCATGAGCGCTTGCGCATCCCGGTGAATCCCGATGGCAGCGAGGGGATGCCGATGATGGTGGTTTATGAGACTTGCGCAGATTTCATCCGGACGGTGCCGGCGCTGACCCACGATGAGCACAACGTGGAAGATGTCGACACCGATCTCGAGGATCATTGCTATGACGAGGCGTCGCTGTTGTGCATGGCCAGGCCGATCAACCTGGATGTTGAGGCCATCGCTGCTGAGATAAACGCCGCAAAGATCGCAGCCAAAGAGGCGCAGCTTGAGCCGGCCGCAAAGGCTGCATGGGATGAAAAACGCCGGCTCGAGAACAGCTTTGCCACTGTTGATAATGATCTATCCTCTGAGCAGGGGTGGGAGGAACTATGATGGATGCCTACGAAGATGAGCACACGCAGCAAATCGAGAGGCTGTTTGATGTTGAGACAAAAGAGCTCAAAACCCTGGTCAAGAACAGCGCCAAGGTAAAGGGCCGAATAGATGTGCCCTGGTCTGTACAACAGCGGATCTGCAGGGCCGTTGTGTTGATTCATCATTGCAGCAGGTATTTTGAGGGCATGGCGATCCTGTGTTCGCTGGCCGGATGGAAGCCGCGCAGCCTGGAGAACGAATTCGATACGCTCGAGGAGCGACAGCGGACCAGGGCGTCATTTAACCACTGGGTGAATAGCCTGGTAAAATGAGAACAAAGAAAGGAGAGAGCCATGGAAATTCATGACAACTGGGGAGATCGACTGTCGCGAATGATTTGCAAAACATGCAGATTTTTTGTGCCCAAGCAGGTGCCGGAGTATTCGATGGGGGGCGCCGCACCTGAAGCACAGAGCCAGGAGCATCCCCCGAGATTGGGGATGCCGCCGATACACTACGATCTCGGCCGCTGCAGGCGCCATGCACCAACGCTGCGCGGCTGGCCGGTGGTCTATAACACCGACTGGTGCGGCGATCACAAATTGTCTGAATACACGTATCACTTTCTATTTGATGGCAGTAAACCGGCTTAAAAAAAGGGGGTGCGATATGGATTGGGGATGGATCTCCGCAGCATTTTTCGCAGGAACAACGGTAGGCATTATTGGAACGGTTCTTTATTTCCGGCGGTGGCGAAAGAAGGTGATCGCTGCCATCAACACTTATAAAGTCAAGGCCGAGCGGCTCGAGAAAGCTTGGAGCGCAAAGCAAACTTTGGAGAAGCCCGGGGGCATTGAGAAAGGTTGAAAATGATTGACGAAATCATTCTGTGCATTGTATTATTCGCAACACTGGCCTTCATTGTCTGGCGACAACGAGTGTTCGATAGCAGGGAGCGAGACCTCATCGATCGCCTGATGTCACGCGATGCCATTGAATATGCCAACGTAAAAAGATTGACCCGCCGCAGCGCACCGGTTACTGTAGCTGACGCGGTAGACAAATTGACCCAAGAAGGGATTGACGCCGAAGAGGTCTTTGGAGCTGTCGGCGGTGAGTCCGCAAGCGATCGGGTCCGAGTAGCTTAAAGCAAGCAAAGGGAGAGCTATGCCGGCAAAGATCCGCAAACGCGGCTCACGATACCAAGTCTCAACACCCAATCAAACCCACTCAAAAGGCACCACTCTCCGGAAGGCAAAAGCACAGCAGCGGCTTTTAAACGCACTTGATCACGGCTGGACGCCATCTAAAAGGAGAGCTCGCCGATGAGACACACCGATCAGCAGCTGATACGGCTGGCAAACGATTCGTTCAGCCGTATCAAAGATCCAAGCATTGTGATTCGAGAGCGCACCTGGTTCCGCAATGTGCTCTATTATGTCGGCGAGCAGTGGCTGGACTGGATCATCAGCACTGGCACCTTTCGCCGCATCAAGCCCACTGAGCTCGCCCCCACACCGGTCTCAAATATCATCCGCGACCATGTCCGAAGCATGAAAGCCCTCATACTCAATAAAGATTTTAGCGTAAAAATATGGCCCAACTCTATGGACCAGGAGGACCGGGACGCAAGCAAGATGGGGGAGTTTTTGCTGCGCCACATGGATGCAGAAAACGACGAGGCGTTTCGCGATGAAACAGAAAAGGTTGCCGTTTGGATGATCTTGTGCGGCCTGGGGTTGATGCGCACTATCCCGGTGGTTGCTGACAATGAGTGGGGCCTGGATCCGAAGACCGGCGAGCCGACCAAGCAAAGCGAGGTATGCAGTTTCAACTGGTCGCCATTTAACTTCACATGTCCTGCAGTGGGCGACGACATAATGCTCAAGCCCTGGATCGGGTTTAAAAGCCTGAAGGATCGCGAGTGGGTCGAGGACACCTTCAAAATCAAGGTCAATAAAGACGCCAAAGACGAACCGGTCATCAATTACGAGAAGAAGCTGGCCAAGCTGGTGGCCACCGTGAGCCCCTGGAAGGGCACCGGCTATGAGAACATGGTCGAGTTCAGCGACGAAGAAGACGACCAGGTGATCTTCAAGGAGTTCGAGTTCGCGCCCTGCAAGAGCTATCCGAACGGCAGGTATGTAGGGGTCACCGGTGACACGCTGGCGTTCAGCGTTGATCGGCTGCCGATTCCTGTCCAAAAATCCCAGGGCACTGTGGCCTGGTACTACACAGCCACCGACTACCGCTACCATTATGTGCCCGGTCGCTTCTGGCCGGATTCCGCGG